GCAGACATTTACGAAGAAGAAGAACTTGACGACGACGAATAAATAGTTTCTTTTTGAACTGTTTATTCTAATGTGGTTATATAATAACGAAGAAATTACTGAGTTACCCGAAGACTGTGTGGGGTTTGTATATTTAATATCAAACCTCACCAGCGATCGCAAGTATGTGGGAAAGAAACTATCGAAGTTTTCGAAAACAACCTATAAGACCGTCACTCTAAAGAACGGTACTAAAAAGAAGAAAAAGATCAAGTCCAAAGTAGACTCTGATTGGCTTGAGTATTATGGGTCAAGCGTTGAACTAAATAAAGATGTAGAGCTCCTTGGGAAAGACAACTTTCGCAGGGAGATTTTGTTTTTTTGTAAATCAAAAGCTGAATGTTCTTACATAGAGGCTCGAGAACAATTTACGAGAAGGGTATTGGAGACAACGGACTATTACAATGGACAAATTTCTGTCCGAGTTCACGGCTCTCATATATTGAATAAACTATGATGACATATTTACTTTTTGGAACAGCACTGGGTTTATCCGCAGTGGCGGCATACTACTCTATCATGGGATTGGTAGCTATCTTTGCAGCTGCAGCAACTCCAATCTTCATCATGGGTTCTCTACTGGAGGTCTCAAAGTTAGTAGTGGCTTCATGGCTTTACCGCTCATGGAAACACATTCCAAAACTAATGATGGGGTATTTTACCGTTGCCTTAGTAGTCTTAATGATGCTAACGTCGATGGGTATTTTTGGTTATCTATCAAAGGCTCACTTGGACCAAGCAGTTCCCACTGGTGACGTCTCCGCAAAGTTATCTTTGATAGATGAAAAAATTAAAACGGAAAAGGATAATATAGATGCAGCTCGTAAGCAAATTTCTCAATTGGATCAGCAAGTTGACCAAACCATCTCAAGAACAACCGACGCCAATGGAGCAGACAGAGCCGTTGCCATCCGTAGAGGGCAACAAAAAGAGCGAGCCAGACTCCTCTCCGAAATCGGTGAAGCGCAAACCAAGGTCGCCAAGTACAACGAAGAACGTGCCCCAATCGCCAGTGAAGTCCGTAAAGTCGAAGCCGAAGTCGGACCAATCAAGTACATCGCAGCACTCATCTACGACCAAAGCGCCAACGAAGAGATACTCGAAAAAGCCGTAAGAATCGTTATAATGATGATCGTGCTAGTGTTTGACCCACTAGCCGTTCTCTTGCTTATCGCCGCTAATTGGCAGATGAAACAAGATAACAGTGAGCAAGCCGAAGAACCCCTCGAGGAAGAGGAAAGCGCCAAACCAGACGCTTGGGTTGCTGATGTAAAAATACCTGAAGACGATCTATTATTTGAGGAACAGGTAGAAGTTATACCCGAACCCAAACAGGATTGGCAACCAGAACTCTATAAACGAGTAAAGATTAAACCTATTGAAAAAGAAATGGGTCGTTACGAAGCTGAACTCCTCGAACAAGAGAAACAACGTAAAGTACAAGCCTTTTTAGATAAAGCTGGTTCAATCGAACAAGAAGTAGAAAACTTAAATAAAAAATGAAATATGAATGTAGAGTATGCGGGGCAGGTAATCCGCAGAAACACTACTGTAAAGAGTGTCACAAACCTGTAAATAACTAAATACAATAGAGTGAGTAGTACCTGTCTGATAACTATAATAATAAAAGGACAACAAAATGACCAGAAAGATCGCAACAGCGGTGCTTTTTGTCATGGCTTTATCTTCTAACGCATGGGCAATTGATCCAATCGTTACTGACTCGACTAGTAGAAGCACAACAGATTCTAACAGCAATAGTACAACTACTGTTAAATCACCCCCTCCAACTGCCGTCGCACCAGCGATTACAGTAATCAACTCAGACGTATGCGCCGTTGGTGCATCAGCAGCAGTTCAAACTCAGATTCTTGGTATCTCCATGGGTGGTACTATGACTGACAGAAACTGCGAACGCCTTAAACTTGCTCGTGGTATCTACGACATGGGTATGAAGGTAGCTGCAGTCTCTATAATGTGTCAAGATGAACGTGTGTTCTCTGCAATGATGAACGCAGGTACACCGTGCCCAATTGACGGTAAAATTGGCGAATCAGCCAAAGCCATCTGGGAAGCAGAACCAGAAAGAAAACCAAAGTCTATCAAGAGTAAAGACTAATGAATAAGTTCCTAGTAGTTTTATCGCTACTTGGTGCTATCTTTACGGCTCAGGCTGAAATAGTAACAGTGCCAATCCCTGGTGCACCTGGTCTTTCAGTGACCGTGGGCACTGGGGTCAATGCACTTCCACTTCAAAATATTCAAAACAACCCTAGTGCCGTAAACATCACGCAAGGTGATGACTCTTGGACTAGCGTTCCTCTTGGGTTTGACTTCCCAATGTACGGGCAACGTTTCAATAACTCGTGGGCTATGACCAATGGTATGGTCACATTCAAAGACCCAGCAGTTTCTGGTATCTTTGGCGCATGCTGTTCTGGTATTGATCTTAGAAATACAACGGACACTCGCTGGAATTATTCTATCTTTGGTGTACACTCAGACTTATATTCTTCTGGTGCTAACAACCAGTATTATCTACGTGGTAACAACTCAATGACCTATGGTTGGTACAACGTTAGCCAATGTTGTGACTCATCTGGTGGTAATAGTTTCGAGATTAAAATTAACTCGTCTGGTGTGATTGATACTCGTATTGCTGGTGCCATGGTTCAGTGGAATACGGTAACTTCTGGATTCTCTGGAGACTTATCCAAGGGTGAATACTACCAATACTATCACGGGCAAGGATGGAATATCTCTGGTAATGGCGCTGTTAGTTGGGGTGCTCTTGGTGGCACTGGTTCAGGAGCAGTTGATATTTGTTTGACTAACCCCCTATCATCACCTACATGCCCTAATTATTTTACAGCGCAATGTACTGTTAGTGCGCTGTATAACCCGTCATGTCCAGGATATGCCGCTGCGTATTTCACTCAGCAATGTACGGCTAACCCGTTGTATAATGTTAACTGCCCAGGATATGCCGCTGCTTATCTAGACTATCAGTGCTCAATCAATCCACTTTATTCATCTACATGCCGAGGTTATGCACAAGCGTACTTTAACCAACAATGTTCAATCAATCCTTTGTACAACTCTCGTTGTACAGGATATGATGATGCGTACTTTGCACAACAGTGCAGTCTTAATGGACTTTACTCAAAGACTTGCCCTAATTATGCTACAGCTTACGCCACTAAGATGTTGCTCGAACAACAAGGAACCGCATCAACGGTAGCAACGGCAGGTGTTATTGCTGCAACCGCACCAGTAACTTCAACTACTAACTCATCTGGCGAAGTTAAAGTTGCTTTGGTGGCTGATAAGAACGTGAACGATGTTATCACTAATACTGCAACGTCAGCAAGCCCTGCTCAAGCAGCAACTGCTACTGTACCACTAGCTCCACCACCTGCTACTCCATCTCCATCTGATGCACCAAGGAAAGCTGAACCTGCAGGTGGACCAACACAAATGGCTCAGGCTGGACCAAGTGGTGATAAGCCTGCACAACCTACTGCTCGTCAAGCGTTGGCTGAACGTAGAGCTGAAGCTGCTAAGAAGGATGCCGTGGATAAGGGTAAGAACTTAGCCAAAGAAATGGGTAATGCTTCTAGTATGGAAGCTCAGAAAGCAATACAGGATGTTGTAGTTCAAGCTATGGGTTTCACCCCTGGCTTTGATACTTACAATAAAGCAATATTACTGGACACGGTTGGTTATAAACCATTCAGCGTCTATAATAACCAAAAGAATATTGATAATCGTGCCAACTTAAGAATGTGGTCTGGTACAGATAGACTTCACAATGAACTAGTCGAATCGCAATACAAGGAGAAATAAATGTCAGAAGAAATAAAAGACGTCAACGCAAAGATAGATGATGCAGAAGCAGCTGTTAAGAAGTATGCTAGTAAAGATACGGTTATCAGCATTGGCGGGTATGAGTTTACACCTGCTAAACTTATGGTAGCATTTACACTAGTGTCATCAATTCTTGGTGGATTGTATGGCACGTTTGAGGTATACAAAGACTATCAAAGTATGAAAAAGCGTATCGCTGAATATGTTGCACCTGACTTATCTGACCTACAAGCCAAGATGGATATCGTGGTAGAAAAGTCTGAAAAGTCTGTTCAATATACACAGGATATTAAGAATGACTTGAAGAGCGATATACGTCGTTTAGAGGGAGTTGTTGACTCAGTTGAGCGTTCTACTAAGCAGTCTGTTAGAGAAACTGAGATATCAATGAAAGAAGTTCAATCGGAATTACGTCAAGCACGTAAGGAAATGGACATTGGTATAAAAGAAGCTAACTCCAACGTTGATAAAAAAATACAACGAGCGTTGGATAATCCACTAGCCAAATAAAAAGGGAGCTTAACGCTCCCTTTTCTTTTACTTCTTAGGAACTTCGGTTCCTTCAAGTTTTTTGTGTTTCTTAATTTCTTTACACTCTTGTTTAGTTTTGCCAGTCTTGGCATCTTTAACGTCGA